CTGTAAAGATTGGTATTGACGGATTAGAGATAGAGCTCGAGCCCGGAGTTGAGGCTGCTGAAGAATTTGATGCTAACTTAGCAGAATTTATCAGCGAAAAAGAGCTGGTAGAGATTGCTGGCAATTTATTGGGCGATTTTGAAGACGATATTACTGCCCGTAAAGACTGGATTCAGACTTATGTAGATGGTCTTGAGCTTTTAGGCATGAAGATTGAGGAAAGAAGTGAGCCATGGGAAGGCGCTTGTGGCGTTTATCACCCACTTTTGTCCGAGGCGTTGGTCAAATTTCAATCTGAAACCATTATGGAAACCTTTCCAGCGGCAGGTCCAGTAAAAACCCGTCTAATTGGCAAGGAAACGCCAGAAAGAAAAGATGCAGCGCAGCGTGTTCAGGATGATATGAACTATCAACTGACTGATGTGATGACAGAATACCGCCCAGAGCACGAAAGAATGATTTGGGGCTTGGGTTTAGCAGGTAATGCCTTCAAAAAGGTGTATTTTGACCCCGGACTAGACCGTCAAGTGTCTATGTTTATCCCTGCGGAAGACATTGTTGTCCCTTATGGTGCGTCAAGCATTCAATCTGCACCTCGTGTAACCCATGTTATGCGTAAAACAGAGAATGAAGTACGTAGATTGCAGTTTGCTGGATTCTATCGTGATATTGAGCTAGAAGAACCAGACAGCAGCCTTGATGAAGTAGAGAAAAAGATTGCTGAAAAGATGGGTTTCCGTGCAACTACGGATGACCGCTACAAATTACTAGAGATGCACGTAGACCTAGACCTTCCGGGCTATGAAGATGTAGATGAAAACGGCGAACCTACTGGAATTGCCCTGCCTTATGTGGTGACAATTGAAAAAGGCAGCCAAACCATCCTGTCTATCCGTAAAAACTGGAGACCAGAAGATGAAACTAAACAAAAACGCAATCATTTCGTCCATTACGGCTATGTGCCGGGATTTGGTTTTTACTGTTTTGGCCTTATTCACCTTGTCGGGGCTTTTGCTAAGTCTGGCACTAGTATTATTCGGCAGCTCGTGGATGCAGGGACATTATCAAATCTGCCGGGTGGTTTTAAGACCCGTGGGTTGCGAATAAAAGGCGACGATACACCGATAGCGCCGGGAGAATTTAGGGATGCCGACATTCCAAGTGGAACTCTAAAAGACAACTTGATGCCGCTCCCATATAAAGAGCCAAGCCAAGTTCTTTATCAGTTACTTGGAACCATCGTAGAAGAGGGGCGCCGCTTTGCCTCAGCTGGAGATATGAAAATTGCGGATATGTCTGCAAATGCTCCAGTAGGAACAACACTGGCAATCTTAGAAAGAACTTTAAAAGTAATGTCTGCGGTGCAATCCCGTATCCATTACTCTATGAAGCAAGAGTTAAAGCTCATCAAAGAGATTATCCGTGATTACACGCCAGAAGAGTATGCCTATGACCCAGAAGAGGGCTCTCCAAAGGCTAAACAATCTGACTATGACTTAGTAGAAGTTATTCCGGTATCTGACCCTAATGCCGCTACGATGGCACAAAAGATTGTCCAATACCAAGCCGTTCTTCAGTTGGCTCAAGGTGCTCCACAAATCTATAACTTGCCAGTATTGCACCGTCAGATGCTAGAAGTGTTGGGAATTCGCAACGCTCAAAAATTAATCCCGCTGCAAGAAGACCATAAGCCAAGAGACCCAATCTCAGAGAATATGGATGCAATGCAGGGTAAACCATTAAAAGCGTTTATTACCCAAGACCAAGATGCGCACATTATGTCGCATACCAACTTCTTAACAGACCCAATGACAGCTCAGATATTAGGACAAAACCCAATGGCACAGCAGATTACCGCTGCGCTACAGGCTCATATTGGAGAGCATTATGGATTTAAGTATCGCCAGATGATTGAGCAGCAGTTAGGCGCCCCATTGCCATACCTGAAAGATGATGAAGACGAAATTCCAGAGGAATATGAAATTCAAATTTCCCGTCTGGTGGCGCAAGCGTCTACTCAATTGCTTCAGCAGAACCAATCACAGGCAGCACAGCAACAAGCTCAGCAGCAAGCGCAAGACCCAATCATCCAAATGCAAATGCAAGAGCTCCAGATTAAGGCTCAAGAACAGCAACGCAAGGCTGCCAAAGACCAAATGGATGCCCAGCTAGAAATGGAAAAAATAGCCCTAGAACGTGAAAAGATGGAAAACACTATGGACTTAGAAGGTCATAAGTTGGGGGCTAAGATAGCAAAAGAACGTGATGCCGCTGACCGCAAAGAAGAATTTGATGGAACAAAGCTAGGTGTTGACATGGCTAAGACCAAGGAAGAACACAATATTCAGATGATGCAAACTTTAGCAAACGCTCAAAAGAAAGTGACGAATGACTGAACTTGACGTATTAATTAAACAATTAGACGAAAAATTAGAACAGCTCAAAGAGGCTACTGCGACCGGTAGCTTTGAGACTCTAGAGGAGTACAAGAAGGTTTGTGGCGAAATACGAGGTCTTTTGATTGCCCGTGGATATGTTCTGGACATGCAAGACCGAGTAGAAGGTAACGATTAAACCCTGCAATTTCGTTCTGACGGGGCAGACCGATTACAACACGGTATGTTGTTAAAGGAGAAAGCATGAGTGAAAAGCTCGATTTATCTAGTGCAGTCGACCTATCTGCATTAATGGATAAGTCACAAGAGGAAAAAGCAACACAACTTCCAAAACCATCTGGATACCGCATTTTATGCGCCATACCAGAATCAGAGGAAACGTACGAAAGCGGACTTATCAAGGCAGACGAAACCCGTCGCCACGATGATTTGCTTACTACAGTGTTGTTCGTAGTGGATTTAGGACCGGATTGTTATCAAGACAAAACAAGGTTCCCAAATGGACCATGGTGCCAAAGTGGTGATTTTATTTTAGTACGCCCGAACGCTGGTACTAGATTAGTCATTCATGGAAGAGAATTCCGCATTATTAATGATGATTCTGTGGAAGCAGTAGTTCTCGACCCACGTGGTATTAAACGAAAGTAAGGAGATTACGATGTCAGAAAACAAGCAAGAAATGGAAGACTACACCTTCCCAGATGAGGAAAAAGTAGAAATTGAAGTGGAAGACGATACCCCTAAAGAAGATAGAGGTCGTAATCCATCCCAGCCTGAGTTTGTTGAAAGTCTTGAAAAAGACGAATTAGATGAATATTCTGAAGCAGCAAAACAAAAGATTGCTGGATTTAGAAAGATTTATCATGACGAACGCCGTGCTAAAGACGAAGCCGATAGGGAACGTCAAGCAGCCCTAGACTTTGCAAAACAGCTATTGGAAGAAAACAAAGCACTCAAAGGTAAAGTAAACAATACCGAACGTTTTGCTGTTGATTCATTCAAATCTGGTGCTGAGCAAGAATTAGAAATGGCTAAAAAGATGTACCGTGAGGCTTATGAGGCCGGCGATGCAGATAAGTTAGTAGACGCTCAGGAAAAAATGACTACTGCCCGTATTAAAGTTGACAGAGCACAAACTGCTTCTGAAGACATTAAGCAACGCAGAGCTTTACAAGAGCAAGAAACTGAGGTACAAATACCACAACAGTCGCAAAAGCCTGTTCGTGATAGCAAGGCAGTTTCATGGCAAGAGCGTAACTCTTGGTTTGGTCAAGACGACGAAATGACCAGTTTAGCCCTAGGCTTGCATGAAAAGCTTGTAAAACAAAACGGAATGGCTTACGCTACGACTGATGAGTATTACAAACGCATTGACGAAACAATGCGCAAGAGATTCCCAGAGAATTTCGAGGACGTAGAAGACGACAAAACAACAGCTCGTACGAAACCGAGTACTGTAGTGGCTCCGGCAAGCAGAAGCACATCGTCAAAAACGGTGCGACTAAAAACTTCACAGCTAAGCATAGCAAAGAAGTTAGGACTTACCCCAGAGCAATACGCCCGAGAACTTAACAAAATGGAGAATTAAACATGGCTACGAAAAATAATACCCCTCGTGAATTAGATACCCGTGCAACTTACGAGCGTCCCCAGCAGTGGGCACCCGCAGAATTGCTACCCGAACCTGATAAACAGGCCGGTTATGCGTATCGTTGGATTCGAGTTTCAACCCTTGGTGAAGCTGACCCACGCAATATCTCTGGTAAGTTAAGAGAAGGTTGGGAACCAGTAAGGATTGAAGAGCAACCAAAATTCCAACTGTTAGTCGACCCAAGTAGTCGCTTTAAGGACAACATTGAGATTGGCGGGTTGTTGCTTTGCAAGACTCCAGAAGATTTTGTGGAACAGCGTAATTCACATTATGCCAAACAGACACAAGCTCAGACGGATGCTGTAGACAATAATTTAATGCGTCAAAGCGACCCAAGGATGCCGCTCTTTAAAGAGAACAAATCCTCGACTAGTTTTGGCAAGTAATTAATTTAACTAGGAGTTATAAATGGCTTATCCTACCGTTTCAGGCCCTTACGGGTTTCAGCCAATCAATTTGATTGGTGGTCAGGTATTTGCTGGTTCTACTCGCTTAATTCCTATCGCTTCAGGCTCCGGCACATCAATTTTCTTTGGTGATGTCGTACGTCTAAACACAGGCGGTACATTAAGCAAAGTATCAACCACAGCTACCGCAACCGACGCAGTTGGTATTTTCTTGGGTTGTCAGTTTACAAACCCAACAACCAAGCAATTGTTGCAACAACAGTATTACCCAGCTAGCACAGTGGCCTCTGACATCAGCGCTTTTGTGTTGGATGACCCAGATGCATTGTTCAAAGTAGCGGTAACAGCTGCTGGTACATCAACAATGTCTGGTGTAACACGTGCAGCAGTTGGACTAAACACAGCTTTAGTTATTACTGCTGGCAGCACAACCACAGGCGACTCGTATTCATCTGTTTCTGCAACTACAGCTGGCACATCAACACTGCCAATTCGTATTGTTGACGTAATTCCAGAAACAACCAATGCATCGGGTTCTTATACTGAAGTTGTTGTTAAATTCAACTTTGGTATTCACACTTACTACAGCGCTACTGGTGTAGCTACTGCAGCCTAATAGGAGCATATAAATGGCTATTTCACGTGCACAACTACTGAAAGAGTTGCTCCCCGGATTGAACGCATTGTTTGGTTTGGAGTATGCAACATACGGTCAACAACACAAAGAAATCTATGAAACAGAGACTTCTGAGCGTTCGTTCGAAGAAGAGACAAAACTGTCTGGCTTCTCAGCTGCTCCAGTCAAAAACGAAGGCTCTGCTATTCGTTATGACAATGCACAAGAGGCTTTCACAGCTCGTTACAACCACGAAACTATCGCCCTTGGCTTTAGCTTGACTGAAGAAGCAATCGAAGATAACCTCTACGATTCTTTATCTGCTCGCTATACAAAGGCTTTGGCTCGTGCTATGGCTTATACCAAACAGGTTAAAGCTGCTGCTGTTATCAATAACGGCTTCTCCTCCTCTTATCCAGGCGGCGACGGCGTAGCATTGTTCAGCACTGCACACCCATTGGTATCTGGCGGTACAAACAGCAACACTCAGTCAACAATGGCTGATTTGAACGAAACTTCTTTGGAAGCTGCCGTTATTCAAATCGCTCAGTGGACAGACGAGCGTGGCTTATTGATCGCTGCTAAACCTAAGAAGTTAATTGTTCCTCCACAGCTCCAGTTCGTTGCAACTCGCTTGCTCGAAACTCAGTTACGTGTTGGTACAACCGATAACGACATCAACGCCATCGTAAACAATGGTTCTATCTCTGAAGGTTACACAGTTAACAACTTCTTGACAGATCCTAATGGTTACTTCTTGACTACTGATGTTCCAAACGGTATGAAGCACTTTGTTCGTACTCCTTTGAGCAACAGCATGGACGGCGACTTCGACACTGGTAACGTTCGTTACAAGTCTCG